TCCTATATTACGTAAATCGCTTTCAGGTGAAACATTTATTTTTGATAAACTTAATGAAGGTGTGCCATCTACATATTTTTGTGCGCCCCATAAGAATTCACCTGCACCCGGTTTTAATCTACTATCAAGCGTAAAATTTAGATTTTTTAATTCAGGATAGGCTATAAACAATTCAGGATAATCTATAACCTCATCTAATTTTGAACTCCATGAAGGACCTGTAGAAGTTGTATCAACACCCTTTTCTTTTATTTTTTTTCTAAAAGAGTCTTTAATCCGTAATTTACTATCATCCAACTCAAAGCGCCAATTACCATCTTGCCCTCTAACAAACCCTGTATATTTCCAAATGTCGTCTTTGCTAGCGCCTTCTTTTTCTAACTTTTCTGCTTTGTTTAAAGAATCTGTCTTACCTAGATTTTCAGCGCCTTTAGTTCCGCCAAACAACTCTTTACGACCACCATCTTTAACAGTGCCTAGTGTTGTCATCTCAAGTAGGCTGTCTGTTGCCTTTTCAAGAGGCTCGCCTAATGAACCTGATTTAACAGCATCTACTACCGCTTCTCCACCTGTCTTAGCAGTTCGTACTGCCAATGCTGCGCCCCATGTTATCGGAATTAACTCCAACATTGCTTGTGATGGGTTTTGTGATACGTGTTGCTTATAGCCTTCCCAAGAGCCATAAGTTTCTTTTAAGCCCTCCCACATATCAACAGCCATCTTTCTTGATTCTTCTTCACTTCTAAAACCAAGAGCCTTGTCTATCTTCTTATTAAAGTTGGCTAACGCAGGAAACTTTTCGTCAAAACTCTTTATTGTTCCTTCACCAAGTAATCCATCCACACCATATTCTGCTATAGCGCCTGCGCCCATATCTATGACTTGTTTAATAAACTCTATAGGCTCGTCTACGATTTGATTAAGCGCCAGTAAATCACCTGCTACAGACTCATTCATATTCTCTGACGCAATATTAAGCGTTTGACCTAATTCTGCGCCCTTCTCTCTAGCCTCTTTAGGCGAATCAATATACTTTGTATAGTAATTATTTATAGCGTCATACACGCCTTTGGCATCGCCACCAAATGCCTTGGCAGACTCTACAAACATATTAGCGCCTTGTTCTGTCATATCCCAAGCACTAGAGGCTGTATCTGTAATGCCTGTTCTTATTGATTGAGCAATCTCTTCTGAATCTCTCCACTTCTCTGCCTGAGTTCTCGTGTCAGGCTTGTTGAAGTCTGAGTATAAGTCTTGAGCGCCTTGGTAAACATCTGAGCCTAACTCTTTAGCACCCTCATATAAATCAGTAGCACCTTCTGCAATATTGCCACCTAGGTTTCTTACAAAGTCTTGTGATTGTCTAGTGATGTCCTGATTCTTTTCTAACCATGAAGTTTGTGGAGTTTGTGGCTTAGGTGTGGCTACATTGGCTACATCTCTATCTTGCATCATTAGTCTGTCTAATGTGTTCTGATTCCTTAAATTCTCATCATAGGTTGTTTCACCTGATACGTTTCTTGAAATAGGATTGCCGAAGTCGTCTGTATTGTCATTAACCAACTTATCCACAGAGTTTTCCACATTGTTCATAGATGAACGATACTTGTCTAAGAATCCACCCATACCAATCTGATTCATAGCACCTTCAAACTCTGCCTCACTGATTTGTTTTCTAGCGCCTTGCTCTGCTTTCCAATCTTGCATAATGCCACGAGCATCACCTGTTGAACCCATGTCTGTGAATGTGCCTTGTTTGTTATCAGTCAGAGGTGGATACATGTTCCAATACTCGTCTTGTAATTGCTGTTCATAGGTCGGGTTAGGTTGCTCTACCCGAGGTGCTTGTTGAATAGGTTGCTGTACTTGGGCTACAGGCGGTTGGGTTACAGGTTCTACCCGAGGTGTCTCAATAGGTTGTTGTGATAATAATCCTTGGACTTCTGATGTTGGAACTTTAGTAGGTACACCGTCAATCTCTATTAATGTCCATCCACCTTCAGGTTCTTTCTCGTAATCATGTTTGAACTCAGGATAGTAGCCTGAACCGTAGTTTAAAGAAGATTCGCTTGGATAGCCATAATTGATTAAACCCATAAAAATACCTGAATTGTGGTTAATATAGACGCTATATTACCATATCATACGATGCCTTTTACGTTTCTTTTCAATGACTTACCCCATGATTCAGCCATAGGTCTGTAACCGATTGCTAAGTATCTAAAAGCATCTGCTCCATGAGATGACCAATCATGTCTTGGTCTACTACGCCACGTCTTTCCATTCTCATCATAATCACGTGAATAGTTAATCAAACAGTCAATACCTTTCTCACACTTCTTCTCATCAAACCAACATCTGTCTAATAGTGAACGCACAGCCTGAATACCATCATCAATCATAAGCATAGGAGCAATCTCTACATTCCTAATGCCTAGTCCGTCTAATACCTCTAGCCTTGACTTACCTGAGCCTAGTTCTCTCACTCTAACGTCATGTGGCAAGATGTGCTGTTCATAGATATAACCTTTCTCTTGCAATATCCTAGCATAGTGGTCTAGTCCAACACCTGATGCCTCGTAATAATCAATCACATGTATCTCTGCGCCCACATACTGAGCAAACCATATAGCAGTTGAATCACCTACACCTAAATCCCATGATGTAACAACAGGCTTCTCTCGATTGTATCTGACTTCACCTATTCTATCTTCCTCTTCACATCTACGCATCTCTGTCGTGTAGTAAGAGCCTTCACTGAATACTAAGAATCCACCTTCCCAAATATGCTTATACATATCGGGTCGCTTGGCTTTGTCTGATAATCTCTCTTGCTCTAATACTTCAGGAAACCAAGGATTGTCTGTGTAGTTAAGTTCTACTATCTTAGCATCATCAGGTTCATCTAATCTAAAGCGCTCATGTGTTGCTGAATACTTACTCTCAGGATTCCATGTCACCCATATCTCTGAGCCTTCTTCACGCACTGTTGGGACCAACTTCTGCCATGCCATTGCTGACACACCTTCTGCTTCATCTACCCACGCTAATAAGATACGAGCCTTAGATTTAATAGCATCTAGTGAACGTCTTAGTCCTACGAATGTATAAGAGATGTTGCCATCTTTGGACCTAATGTATTTCTCGCCCACCTCATAATAATCATTAAGCCAATCAATAGAACGAATAGCAGTCTTAATCTCTTCTAGTGATGAATCATCTAATGAGTTCATAAACTCACGACCACAAAGTATCTGACCTTGTCTGCCACTCATGCCCCACTGATAACCCTTAATAGCAGTCATTAGTGCAAAGGTCCTTGTCTTACCTGAACCCCTGCCACCGTATGAACCTCTGTATCTTGCTTCTCCCTCAAATACAGGTATTAACTTAGGTGGTAATTCAATCTGTGCTTTGCTCATCCTTAGCCACTAATTCAATTACTGTAGGCTTCATTGATTCGCCTTGCGAGGTTAAGTCTGTATCAACTTTATCGTGGAATCCATGCTTGCCTAATACTAACTTAGTAATCGCTGAATTAAAGGTATTTGACAGTCCGTTATTGATAAGAACCTTCTGCTGTTTTGCTAGTAATTTGGCTAATATGTTCGAAAATTCTTTCTCTTCATCTTTAGCCCAATCATAAATAGTGTTCCTTCTGACATCTAATATTTCAGATAATCCTTCGATACTTGGAATCATATCTCCATGCTTTTCATACTCATCTATGTACTTATATGACCTATCAACCATCTCTTGGTTGTACTTGGTTGGTCTGCCTACTTTACTCATTGTCGTTTTCCCATATTTCGTTATGTGGTTTGATTCTGTATTGCTCACCTTCAAGGAACATAGGCATCTCTATGTCTTCCCAGTGTCTGTGACTCTTATCGCAACATAGTCTAGCCAACTTCTGAATAGTGTAGCCTTCTGCGAATGCGTGTATCTCTTTAGCCCATTTGTGCGGTGTCATGATTTGATTCCCATTGCTTTGTAATATAAATCTTCTGGTCTTGGTAAAGTTATGCCATATTCTGCCATTAATATATCAATCTGTTCTAGGTAATTAGTGAAGTCTTTAGTGCTTAGTTTTGTTGTAGAACGTAACTCTTTGATTTCACTACCTTTTTTGTTCTTATATTCATTATAGCCCAAGAACTTATCTCTCAGTAGAGCATGTGTTTCGTCTTTGGTATACCCTAACTCATCAGATACAAGTGACACCCACTCCCAATACAAATTATTCTGAGCATTAGAACGTGTTAGTTTATTAGGTTTAATCTCCACTACTGCCTCTTCTACATCATTAGCACTAAAGAAGTCTCTACACATCATCTGCAATATGTGAGCCTTGCCTTTGTCTCTATGTATTACTCTTTTCATAACAATCCTTGCAATAACACTCTAATTCTTCAAAAGGGCTACAGTGTGTGCTTTCATTGCCAAGATACGCAACATCTTCATAATCTACTTCTTTTCCGCACTCATCGCACTTGTATTCTTTACTTTGTTTAATTACTCGTTTCATGCAACCTTCCTTGCATCAGGATAATAAGTGTTTATTAATGAATGTATGGTTTGTTTGACCAAGCCTTCAGGTATTTTTTTGTGTTGCGCTTTCAAATTAACAAATAAAAAACCACCATCTACTCTATAAATAACAACATCCTCATTATAAAACCTATACACACCGCCTCTAAGTTCTGCAAATATCTTTTTCCTTGTGCTATAGTTACCTGTCTCCATTAACTTAACTTTGGTCTCAATAAATGTTGCTTTTAACTCGGGATTTTTATTAAAACGCTCACCTGCTATCTTTCCAATCTTAAATGCAACTGCGTGTTCATATCCATAACAACTATCACCTTTAAAATCAAAAGCGAGTTTACTACCTCTTAGTAATTGGTGGTATGAAGGCACACCATCTATAAACCTATTAACTGTTATGCCGTCTTTGTAAGTGTCCTCATCACACAAGACCTTTTCCATATATTCAGACGACTCTTCTTCTACAACATGAGGCATATTGTTTTTGTACCTGTGAATTACGTATCTAGTCTTCATTGTCTAATAGTTTTAATAATTTACCGTTCTGTAACGTAAGATTCTCACTAGCATAAACTCTCATATCCCACTCTTGTCTGATACTTTTATGTAGTTCGGCAGATAACCCTATTACAGCATTAGCCTGTCCAACATTAACTCTACCTTCTAAAACACCTTCAATAGATGCTAACAAAACCGCTCTTAAATCTGATGACGTTCCTATCTTATTTTCACTCACATTAACCCCTTGCTAACTAAAATCTCTTGTGTTCTTTTCATTCCTAATAAGTGACTCAATAACTTCTCTTCCGTAGAGTATTTACTAGGCTTCCTACCATCCAAGATGTCATGGCAACTATGACAGCAATAAGCGCCATGAATATCCAAACACTTAATACCAACCCCACCACCATTAAGATGGGCAAAAACGACAGTCTCGTTATTAACTCCCCCATTACACCCCTCTAGTCTTACTGTACACGCTTGTCCACGTGCGCTTTTAGTTATCTTGCTCATAATACGTTTATCTGCCACTCAATACATTGTTCAATAACATCTGCGACTGAATAAACAACAGCAACTTCACCACCTGCTTGTCTTATCTTTTCAATCATAACCTTTTGATTTTTAGATAATTGTCCTTTAGCACTGTCACCTGTCTTTGGTTTCTTGACCTCTAAGAAGTAAGCCATACCATCATGAATAATACAAATATCGGGAACACCTGCTTTAACACCTTCTGCTTTTAACTTAGCAGCAACAATCTTATTACGTTGTCCACCATTAGGAACAGCAAACCAACAAACACCTCTCATGTCTAGGTATTGAGCAATAGCCTTTTGTACTAAATGCTCATCATTACGCATGACGAACCTTAATGGCATGATACTTTTCTTTAGCGTTTAGATATGCTTGTCTTGCATCTGACTCAGTATCAAACAACCCTAAATGAGTCTGTTTCCCATTTATTCTAATCATAGACCGCCATTTATTGTTTCTCTTAGACCAAGAATACCCTTTTGCAATATAACGATTAAAAGCATTTTCTTGAATAGAAACTAGTCTTAAATTATCAATTCTGTTATCGCCTCGCTCTCTGTTTATATGGTCAACTTGTAAATCTTCGGGTATTTCTTCGTTGTGATAAATCCAAATAAGCCTATGCAATGAATAAGGTTTGTTATTAATAGACACTCTTGTGTATCCACTTACTTTGTCGACATACCCCGCTTTTTTTCCTTCAGTTTTGTGGTTTCTTATGTTGCCATTCCAAATCAAGTGACCGTCTTTATAGTCAAATAATTCATGTAATAAGTCTTTATTCATTTCTTAGGCTCTCGTAATAGTTGGTCACAAATCTGTATAGCAGACTCACAAATATGCTTTCTTACTGTCTTGTCTTCAATATTATCAATACGATTAATCAAGTCTTGAATGGCTCTCACTGATTTTTGACATTGCTCATGAGTATGTTTAATCATTATTTAACCGTTTTAGAATGACCACCACCACATGGTTTAAACAAAGGTGTTGACATTACTCTTTTAGTATCATCAGATTCACAACTAGGACATTTACCGCTTTTATTTCTATGTTCTATTGAGTTGCTTCTTTCATATTTATTTCCACAAGCATTACAAACATAGTCATAAATCATAAGTCACGCTCTCCAAGATTATCTTCTTCACCAAAGTAAGAACTAAGACCGTAGACTGCCCAATGAAGTGTAGGTGAGTCTGCCTTTAGTCTGTGATTTAAACCACTTAAAGATATTCCTAACAATTCTGCTGTCTTTGCTTGCGTTAAACCAAGACGTTTTAGTTCAGCAGGTATGCTGTTAAAGTAGACTGTTTTATTAATATTATCTTGTGCCATAACTAATACTTATTGTTGAATTAAGATAATATTATATCATCATTGACAGACATAACAGTTGTTCTTTTTTTTATTTATACACAGAACACAGTTGTAGTTGGGATTGAGAATAGTTGTTAAACATGTAGAACCTTAGTGAATGAACATCTTTGCAACTCTCATACTAATCGCCTAAAGAACAGGCTCAAGTAACGAGATTGCTCAACATTGTGCAAATAATTAAATCTGTCAGTAGAAGTTAGTTTATAATTTATCCACGTTCAAA